TCATCTAATACATTGATGACTTCATCAAGAAATAATATATTGATTCTTGACTTTGAAATACTACTCATTAGCTTTCGAATCGCAATTAGCGTAGCGGTATTAACTCTCGCTAGTTCACCAGAACTAAGAGCAGTAATATCCACAACATTTCCATTATCAGTGATTTCCACATTAAGTTTGTCGTTGCTAACAACGAACTGTAAAGTAAATCTACCGTCTGACAATTCTCCTAGATATTGATTTACTAGCCCTTCTAATTCTTTTACTAGGCTTTCTATCTTATAGGCAATAAGACCGTTTGTACTAAAAGATTTCTTTAATATTTCCAAATTTGTTTCAATGTTTTGTTGCTGCAACAGAGTCTTTTCGTAGTTTAGTCTTTCTTGTTGAAACTCTTCAGTTTGTTCTTGAATAATTTGGATTCTTGTATTTCTTTTTGTTCGTCTTTCGTTTTCTGCTGCTGTTCCAGCCAAGCTGTCTTTAGACGACTGTATGTTTCCCTGTAGTTTTTGTATCCTACTCTCAAGCTCGTGCTTATCCAGAATATCTCCTTGGAGACTCTGGTCGATATTACGATATAAATCTTCCCAAGTCTTGACACCGCTCTGGGCTTTTGCAAATTCTGCATTCTCAGATTTAATGGATTTGATTTGTCTTTCCAACTCATTTGCATTCTCCTCCGATGTATTTGCTTTTTCAGCAGCTTGATTCATCATATCGTTTTTAACGTTAAAACTAATATGTTGTTCGCACGTTGGACAGTGTTGTCCAAGCACGTCTAATTTTTTTATAAGTTTTCGATTTTGATTTACTTCTGCTTCATACGCACTTTGTTGTTTTAACAAATGGTCATATTCTTTTCTTTGAGCTGTAGAGTTCTGATACTGAGTGATCGGTATATCATGCAACATCTTTTTATACTGATTATTTTGTAGAATTTTTTTATTTTTTTCAGAAATATTTTGAAGTTCTACCATTAAAGACCGCAAAACTTTTTCATCTTTAGATGTATCAATTTCTAAATTTAGCATTGGAAGTATATTGGTATCTTCTAAAATATTATTTTCTAACCATTTTACTACAGTTGATAACTTGCCCGAAAGAGTTGACCTATCATTGACTGCTGATCTATGAGCATTTTTGAAAATTTCAAATAAGTCAACATACTTTTCTAAGTGTAAAAGATCAATAAGAAACTTTTTACGATTAGCATCAGTAGCCGTTAAAAACTGTAAACTAGTATTCGTACTTTGATACACTAACTGAGAAAATGTTTTAAAATCAACTCCTAAAATATTCTGAAGAGTGCGATACGTATTTGTAGCAGTATGACTAGATATATCTTCACCTTCTTGTAGTAGCTTTAGTTTTACAGAACTTTTTCTGTTTACAACTACTTCATACAGAAGATCGTCTTTTGTAAACGAAAGATATATTGTATAACCATTATTTACATAACGATTAGCAATGTCTGCTTTTTTAATTCCTTTTGAGTTTTTGTTAAAAAGAGCTTCTTCTATAATCAATGGAATAGAAGATTTTCCTGTGCCGTTTGTTCCTATGATTTGGGTAAGGGTTGTGGAACTTAAGTCTAACTCATTACCCTCACCATAGCTGAAACAGTTATCCCATTTCAATTTTTGAAGTGTAATCATTAAACAGTCCTATTATGTCAGGTATTTTTTCTTCTGGTATTTCCAATATACTACTTAAGTATTTATGCAGTTCTTCAGCAATTGTCATCTCTTTGTCAAGAACTAAAGACGCATCACTTGTTCGTATAACTACTTTCTTGTCAAGTAACTCTGAATTTTTTACTGCTGCCAAGTCTTGTATGTCACCTTCCAGCTCATAAATTGTGTGATGAAAGTCCGTAGGAACCATATCATTTGGATCTGTTACGGTTTTTCTTATCAACTGTGGAAGTTTAAAACTGTTATACTCCCAAGCCCAGTCTTCTGTATCTTCGTGAATCAAAATGTATCCTGTATCTACTTCGTTACGATGAAAAGATGTAGTCATTGGACTTCCAGGGTACACAATGTTTCTCTGGCAGTTGCTATGTGCATGAAGATCGCCTGCGAACACAACAGGAAAAGAAGCTAGTAAATCAAGATCAATCTCTGGTTTTACATGAGGAGGAATCTCTCCACGCACATGAGTAAACAAAGGCTTGCTTTTATCTATTTCATTAAAAACAGTTTTTCTGTGTAATTCACAGTATGGAAGTATTGTGAATGTTTCTGTTTCATATAGACTGTCTACTATCTGCACCAAAGGATTTATCTTCTCTGTTGCTTCTTTTAGATTTGTAAAAAAAGTTTTATTTTTTCTTGTTGCTTCGTGATTTCCATCAAAAATTATTGTATTTACTGACGCATTCGATATGAACTCAAAATAAAGTTGAAGCTCTGGCATAGTTGGAAGACGATCAAAAAGATCGCCTCCAATTATATGCAAGTCAACTTCATCTTCGAGATCATGTACGTTTTCAAAGAATGTTTGATAACGTTCCATAGCCCATAGATGAGGAACATTTTTCTGTCCCAGTTTAAGGTGCCAGTCAGCAGTAAATAAAATCAAGAGAATTCGGCTTCCAGTTCTTCATCTACATTTTCGGACTTTGTTCCACGAATCCGATCAAGCAACTCCTTCTGTGCATCAGGAGTAGGACGAGTCATAACATCATCCATAGATTTCAAGTCGCTTATTAACTCCATTTCATCTTCTGATAGTGCTCGATGCTTGCACTTGAGTACCTGTAATTGATACTCTACATTGTAAGGTAGAGGACCAGTCTTTACTCGCTTGAACTTTACATCCCAGCCACTTACGGGATCAGTTGGATCTCCTAAATCTTCTGCAGCAGTAATAATCTGCTCCCACAGCTTCTTCTTTAGGTTTACAACTTTTACTGCACCACCATCGATGCACTGAGTAGCATAGCTCCAGCCACACTTAAGATCGGGGTAGTACTCACGAACCCAATCTCTTTCTTTGTTGTTGAAACGCTCTTCGTTTCGGTCAAATGACAGACACTCAAGAGGAATGTCCTTGTCGTTTTCACCTTTTACCCAGTATACGTACCGAGCAAGAATGTCTCCGACCAGACGAAACTCCATGTCTCCATCACGATACTGAAAACTGTTTATTGAGGACTTTTGAGCAGAGCCCTTCTGCTTATTAAATGATATAGCCATTAGTGTATACTCTCCCTAGGAACTTCTTCATATACAAAGTTTACATTCTTACGATCTATACGAAGTAGTTTGTTATCGTTAATTGTGTCTAGTTCTACAGGTACTTTCAGTAGATCTAGTGTTATCTTTTTTGTTGCTCTATAATCTGCTATATTACGCATTGCTGCTAGTGCGTAATATATAGATACGTCTCTTTGATCATACCGATGAGCATTGTAAAGAAGTACGTCAGGATGAACCAAAAAAGAACGTCCCACAAAGTTCACATTTGAGAACTTGTATAGTGGATCGAACTTGTTTCGAGGTACTTTCTTCTTTATAATCATTTCCATAATTTGATTACACGTAAAGATATTTCCCTCCGCGACTTCGTAGACTTTGCTCCAGTCAAAAAGTAACATATATTATACCAATATTTAATATTTTTGTCAAGAAGTATTTTTTAAATGTACTTCATTTCCCAACCCTGCTTCATGTAGTATCCAACTCTATTGCTTGCTTGTCTTTTTGCAGTATTTCCAAGCAAATGAATATCTACAACAACAGGGCTTAGTTTCTTTTCTTGCTTTCGTATTACTCGGCCTATAAGCTGTGTTAAAAGCGGTTCATTATTTATAGGAGTACCAAGTATCAAGCAACTTAAATTATCAATCGAGATGCCCTCTGAGAAGATTGCCTGTGTTCCAAATAAAACATTTTTTGTTCCATGCAGTATTTGATTTGTTAGCGACTCTCTTTCTTCGTGTGGAACCTCTCCTGTTACGCATATTGTATCATCTCCTGTGAGTTGAGCACAATTTTTTAGAAACTGAACTCGGTCACTGACTACTAATACTTTATGCCCTCTTGCGGCGTAGGCCGCTGCCAGCATGGATACAGTATGCATATACTCTTCATTCTGTGTCAATGCTGTAACTCTGTTTGCCCAAGGTATTCTAGTCCCGTCCATGAACCTTATACCCGAAG